GCAGAATCTGGTCAAGCAGCGCCTTGTTGGTGAACCGCGACAGCCGGGCATCGACGCGCCGATGGTTCCAGCGCCCGGCGACGTCGCCTTGGCACACGCGGTAGAAGTACCCCGTGTTCCGCACCAGCTGCCCCCACGCGAAAAACATCGGCTCGCCATCGGTCAAGCCCCCGGGGTCCGCCGTCGTCCAGATGCGATCGTCCACCTCGCTCGCTTCATCGAAGAGGTACCACGACGTCGAGGTTTTCGCGTGCTGTCCGGCGAAGGATTGCGCGTTCTCGGGCCGGCAGGTTTGCGGGATCACCTTCCACGACGCCGGCCGCCAGACGGAGTAGATGCCGGTGGCCTGGATGTGGAACCAGTGCGCGGTGAGGCAGCGCCCGAGCCACGCGCAGATCGCCGCCCAGGTGCGCTCTTTGAGCTGCGTATTCGTCCCGGCCGTCACGGTGCCGATGCTGTCCGGCCGCGTCGAGAGAATGAACGCCGCGAGCATCCCGCCAAGGCTGCTCTTGCCGGTACCGTGACCGCTGCTTTCCGCCATGCGGATCGGCAGCACAGCGTCGTGCCCATTGAACCCACGGGCGCGAATCTCGGCGCCGAGCGATTCGAGAAACTCGCGCTGGATGGCGTCGGGGCCGGGTTCGTCGGCGAGCGGCGTGGCCGGCTCACCCCACGGAAAGCACTGCAGGACGAAGGCGAGCGGGTCGGCGTAGCAGGACGCGACGAGATCCTGCAGCGCCTCTTCGTCGGTCTGCGTGGCGGTCATCGCTTCCCAGTTCGGTCGGACAACGTCAGACGCGGATGGGCCTTCCGCCAATCCTTCCATTCACGCGCATCCATCACCGCGCCAATAACCTCGGTCCCTCGAGTAATGACTTGCCCGCCACGGCGAGTTCCAGCCAATAGGATCAATTCTGTCCGTTCCGCATCCGTCAGCACACGCGCAAACCACTGCGTGATCATTTCGTCCCGTCCCACACCACGACATAGGTCCGCCCGCGAATCACCCGCTCCTGTCGCGGCGGCACGGCGGCGGCCTCGCGCGCCGCACACGCCGCCGCCACCTCGTCGGCCAGCGCCTGCCAGCACGCGGAACACAGACTCTCGCGGGTGTCCGCCGCCGCGCCGCAGCGCCGGCAGTGCCGCGTCGTCGGCGTCTGCGGCACGTAGCTGCCGAGCACCCGATCGCACTGGCGGCAGAGCCACAGCGGCGACTGGCCCCACCGCACCCCGCAGTGCCGGCAGCGCGTGCGATTCTGCGTCCAGCGGGGGGTCTCGGGCATGCTGGTCCTGCCTACGTCGGGGTAATCCAGAGCGCCTGTTTCGCGCGCCGCACGACGCCCACGCCCGTCAGATACGCTTTCGGCTGACACGCGCGCACGCCCTTGAACACCGTCTGGACCGGCACCGCGACATGCACCGCCGTCGCCACGCGCCAGCGCCCGCGCCAGACGACGGCCCAGACGCGCGCATCGGCGCGATCGAGGCGGTCGACGCAGAGCAGGAAGGGAGCCGGGGCCACGCTCATCGCGATCCCGCGCTGTTGCGTTCCGCCAGGAGCTGCGCGCCCCGCTGCCGCGCCGCCGCAATCTTCTCCCCGAGCGTCACTTCCCCGCTGACCTCGATCCGATCGACCAAGAGCGCGAAGTGCCGCGCCAGGTCGTTGAGCGTCCGCGTCTTGTCCCAGAGCCGGACTTTGAGCACGCGGTCGATCTTGCCGTCGCCGGCCGTCGCGTTCTTCATGATGACTTCGACGCTCGCAATGGCGGCGCTGACCTCGGCCGGCAGTTGGTGCACGGGAATGAGCGCGCCCTCCGGCGTAAACAACTGCTGCACGTTGCTGAACGCGAGCCGGCGGTATTCCTCGAGGACGCGATCGGCGGTCAGCCCCGCCTTTTCGACGTTCTGCGCCTGCTGCCGTTGGATGACAGCCTGGATGTGAGCATTTGTGAGCAGGCGATAGCCCTGCTCTTTGGCGGCTTTGGGGCTGTAGCCGCAGCGGATCGCGGCCTGCGTGGCGTTGAGGTCCACGAGGTATTCGGCGACGAACCGCTGTTGTTTGGGGGTCAGGGCTTTCATCTCACGGCCTCACCGTCGATCCTCGGCGTCACTCACGCGTGCCGCGTATTCCTCCGCGCTTTCGGCCCGTGCCCGTTTGAGCGTCGCCAGCAACTGCGACCGGACCGCGGCCGGCACCTGGCCCGCCAACAAGTCCAGCCCGTCCTGGTAACTCACGACCAGCCAGTAAGCGACGCGCCCCTGCACGTGGAGCTCGTCGCGGCGGACAGCCACGGTGCGCGGGTCAGGCTTGATACCCATGATCGCCTTGAGACCTCTGAGACCTCTGAGACCTCTCGCGCATCTCAGTGCTCGACGTGGACACCCGCCACCGTCCGCGCATTCCGGCGTGGCACGCGGCGCGCGGGTTCGGGGGCCTCGTCGTCCAGATCCTTCGCCGCGAAATCGAGCGCCGGTTGCTCGGGCTGGAACGTGACAAACCGCTGTTGCGTCAGCCAGTCGCACACGTATTCGAGGTCGCGCGGGCTGGCGGGCCCGTAGGCGACCTTGAACACCAACGCCCAGCCGTCGACGTTCTTCTGCGTCCGGGCCCGGACCTCGGTAATCTCGCAATCGCAGAAGACGATCTGCTCGGCGAGCTCGGGCAGCATCCGCACGAGCAGCTGCTGTTTCGGGATGGGCAGGCGGAAGTGCACCGCCTTGAGTTTGGCTTTCGGCGTGGCATCGGAGAGCGAGAACAGGAACGCCCGCACGTCGGGATCGAGCGAGAGGGCGAGTTCCGGCGTGAACGGCTGCAGCCGCAGGGTGAGCTCGACCAGCTTGATCTCGTGCCCGTCGGTCTCGTCGATTTTGTGGCCGATCCGATCGAGATAGCAGCCGATGTTGTCGTCATCAAAGAGGCGCATCGTGGGAGCCCTTTCGGCTGTGTGATTTGAAATCACATGATGTGCAATAACACCCGGCGGGTGACGACGCGCGAGCGCGCGGCGTTCCTTCGGCGTGTAGCCTGCCTGGTCGTAGGTGCCATCGAGCACCCGCGGATGGTCCGCCGCGAAGATGATCATGACGCGATGAATTCCTCGTCGCCCTCGTGGTCGCGCAAGGCTTCCATGACCTTGAGCGCTTCCCGGTCCAGTTCCTCGATGACGCAGGCCGTCCGCCACGCCTGCAGTAAGGACTCCTCCCGCGCCAGGACGAGCCCGACGCGAATCCGCGCATAGTTGTTACGGACCTCCCGCAGCCGCTCGTGGTGCGCATCGCGCGCGTTCATGGCTAGGCGATCACCTGACGGTAGAACGTGGGCCGCGTGGTTTCCGTATCGCATTGGAAGCAATACCACTTCCCATCGCCGCGGTCCTGCAACGTGCCAAGCCCTGTCAGGACCGGAGAGCACTGCGGGCAGGCGGGCACCGGTGAGCCGAGCGTTGATACTTTCGAGAGTTCCAGGCACAGCTGCTCGAATCGATCCCGCTCCTGCTCGACGGCGTGGAGGCGGGCGGTGAAACTAATCATTTGAAGGCGCAATAGTTGGACTTCCGCGTCAAGTTCGTTGCGTTCTTGGAAAACTCGCGCCGTCAGTTGCTCCTTCGTCATCGCGAAGCCTCCGCGAACAAGGGCAGCGGCAGCGGCGCCGCTGGCACGACCATCGGCTGCACGCCGGCCGTCGACTCGACCCGCACGTCGACATGCGGCGCCTCGCCGATCCCCGCATAGAACTTCCCGACCACGGCTTCGACGACCTGCGCATCGTCGCCGTAGACGACCTGGCTGAGCGCGTCCCCGATGCACCGGGTCAGCTTGTCCAAATCCGGCGCGGTCAGATGCGCCACCGGGCGGCGCTTCGGGAGCGACTTCGGCCGCGGCAGGTAGAACCCGACCGTGAGGCGCACGGGGCTCGCGAAAAGGACCGCCTGCTGCGCGAGCGGCACCGCGTGCAGCGCGTGGCTCGCGCCCTCGGCGACGAGCTGCTGCCACGACTTCACGTTGCGGTTGCTCTCGGTGACGATCGGGAACTTCATCCCGCGGCCGAGGAACGGCTTCATGTTGCCTTTCGGCTTCGCCACGCCGTAGACCGTGAAACTCAGGGTCATGATCCGTTTTAAGCGCGCCGCTTCGTTGACGCGTTGGTGCGGCTATCGGCCCGCGCCATCACTAGTCGTCCCGTGACCGGATCACGAGGGTGTTCACGCTTGATGCAGCCGCAACTCTTTGTGTGGCCGCTCGTCAGGTGCGCTCCGGAAACGATGACCTCCGCGCCACAGGCGCAAAGACAACGCCAGCGCACCTCGCGCCCAACAGCGGGCACCTCGTCAACCACACGCAAGCGCCCAAATTGCTGCCCTGCCAGCATCACGCAGGGTTGCCGTTGATTGCGACGTTGGAGGCGCGCATTAGCCCAACGCACATTCGCAGGTTCATAGTCCCCGTTTGGATCAATCCGATCGAGTGAGCAGCCCGGCGGCCGCCGGCCCACATCCGCAAGGAACGCCGGAAAACTCTCGCGCCACGCATCGCAGACTCGAATACCCCTGCCTCCGTAGTTGCCAAAATGCTTGCGCTGCGGGTCATAACAGCGACGCTTCATCTCTTGCCACGCTCGATACTCCGGCGTTCGATCCGCCACTCGTTTGCCCGCCTCTCCGTGACGAAACGATCGGACGAGTAATTGTTCACGTCGTAAACATCCGCAACTCTGCGTCTCTCCACGCCGCAACTCAGCCACGGCGACCACACACGCCGCGCCACAGTCACAGCGACACTGCACCTGTCGGCGGCGCCCACCGGAGTGACAGCCAGCGATCACGACAAGGCGGCCGAAGCGATGACCCACAAGATCGAGCGGATTAGGCATCAGAGTGGCTCCCCGCCTTGGCGGCGACCACCATTACCGTAGCCGGCCACCAGCATCAAGCCCGGCGCGCACGTACACTCGTAACCTTTCAGGTTGCCGATGTCCTCGTCGGCCAGGCGCCCGTCGCCGTCGTACGAATTGTTAAATTGCTGCGTGGCGATCGTTTCCCAGACCGTGAAGTCAAGCGGATGGCCGCGGCCGCTGTCATCGAGGCCCCAGATCCCACCAGGCGCGAGCCGATCGAGACAATCCGTCGCGCGCGCCGCCATCATGCCCGCCGTCCACGCGGGATCGCACTGGTAGAGCACGCCGTCGACTTTGCCAAAATTGGCGCGCCAGAAATCAGTCGG